GAAGCGGACTTATCCAAACAATACCGTAACTGGATGTTTACCTGGAACAACTTTACCGACGCTCAAGCGCCTGCGTCCTTTCCATATAAGTTCGTTGTGTGGCAGCACGAGAAAGCTTCAACAGGTACTGATCACCTCCAAGGTTACATTATGTTCGGACGAAAAATGTCTCTTACAGCTTGCAAGGACATTAACGGAACTTGTCACTGGGAACCGAGACGTGGAACACATGAACAAGCTGTTTCTTACTGCACTAAAGACGAAACACGAGTTGCTGGTCCCTGGACTCTCGGTGAAGCACCCTCTCCCGGTAAGCGTAATGATTTGTTAAATGTAGCCCAATTTATATTAGAGGGCCATTCTATGAAAGAAGTAGCTGACGCTTACCCTGTTGAATACATTCGTTACCACCGTGGTTTACAATCTTACAGCAACCTTCAAGTCCGACCTCGCTCCACTCGAACTGAAACGGTCGTTTACTTTGGGCCAACTGGAACTGGAAAGAGCTATACTTGTAGTCAAATCCCCGACGCCTACTGGCTCCCCCAAGGAATCTGGTTCGATGGATACACAGGCCAGCCCACAGTTATCATCGATGAATTCTACGGGTGGCTTCCTTACTCCTTCCTCTTACGCTTGTGTGATACCTATCCCATGCTGGTACCGACAAAGGGAGGACATGTGCAGTTTGTGTCGAACACTATCTATTTCACATCAAATAAACCTCCTTGGGAATGGTACAATTCCGCACTTTGCGATCCCGGACCGCTTCAACGACGATTCGATCGAGTATACCTTAAATCAACGCGAGAAGGATCACCTGAAAGAGTACATTGGCCAGAAGTACGTTTCGTTCCCCCCAAGTCCCCATTCAATTGATGAAGATTGGGTTAATAAGTCTATAACTCCTGTTGATGTCCCTTATTCATCTCGTCGTTTATTCCAAGATGATGATTACCTTTTAGCAGATGAGGAAATGCCTCTCTCTCCCGAGACTCAACCCATTTAGTAAGTATGGCAGGTTTTGGCTGGGTAGACCCTTACGCCTCAAGATGGGAAATGAACCTTGATGGACCCCCTCGTGGTCTTTTTAATGCATTTAGGGGATTAGTGGGGAATAGGTCAGATATGGCACATCCTTCTTTTCCCCACCCTCCAAAGAGAACAATGTGGATGCGTTATTCAAGATCACTAGATATAGATTTGTCAGCAGATACTCCAGATTCACTTGTGCTTCGGTGTGACAACATTTCCGACGTTAGGCGGGAAGCTACAGAACCGTCACCACATGTTGCTACACCTGTTTTTGGGTACCATGAAATGATTAAGTTCTATCGTCATTATGCTGTGTTAAAGGCTAAAGTTTTAGTTGTTGCTCAGACTACGACAGAAACTAATAATAATGTTGCTATGAGAATACGTTGTTATGATAAGAATCATATTCCTAGAATGCCTATTGGTAACTATGTGACTAACTGGGCGACTCAGGAGCCTGGTGGTCGCTGGTACAAATTGAAATATGGTGTTGGACAGACTAGTAAACGTCGTACTCTTAAAGGTTATTATAGCAAGAATAAAGCACATAAAGGTCTGCGTCTGGATGAAAGACGTTTTTATCATTCATCGTCAAATATAGCTGGCAATTCTTCTACTGCTGATGCTGTGATACATCATGCTGTTACTCCTAATAATAGTGATGCATATGTTAATGATTCTTGGGAATGGAGATTGGAATTTGCTTCTGTGCCTGGAGAAAATCCTGGATTAATGAAGTTTAATATATATATCAAATATCTTGTATTTTGGTTTGATCTTAGAACCTCTGATAATACTCTTACAGATGAGGAAACAACTAACACTACTGAAATCCCTTCCGATGCACCTATTGCTGATGATATGGATCTTGGTGAAGGTGTTATCGCTGAATAATGCCTGGTTTTCGCCGTATGCGTTATCGTTTTAAACCCCGTAGGTACACAAGAAGATTTCGTAGATACAGAAGAAGATATTAATGGTTAGAGATTTAGTTGCTGCTTATAATAATCGTGGAATTTATAATTATGCTAGACCAATTACTGAACTCAATCGTATTGAAGCTGATCGTGGCTTTCTTAATACTTTATTGCGTAGATGGAGAAGAAGAGCGCAACGCCGTGGCGTCATTCGTCGATTTTCTCGTATGCATCACTTCCCTTATCCTACTAAGCGTTTCCGCCGTTACAGATATCGTTAAGTCTTAAATTTATCCTATCCTTTTTTCCCTTGAGGTTTTTCAGGAAATAAACTTTTTTCGTTAGGTTTAATTAGGTCTATACTGACTTCATTAGGGTTAGGTAGCGGCAGCGCAGTAGGCCGAACGGCCGCATGTATTAGGGTTAGTGATTTTTAGCTCTGTTCGGCCGCCGGCAGGCGGGAGTAGGCCGCACGGCCGCATGTAGCGTGGCCGCGTCCATATTAGGGTCGCGGAGCGTAGGCCTACACGGCCGCATGAGCCAGAGTTGACGGTAGTATTACCGTCAACCTCTGGTTACCTCTGGTTAACTGACTTCACACCAGGAAAGGACGGCCGCGAAGCGGGCGTACTTCACTGTAAAAAATATGACGTCACAAGGTGGAAACCGGTTTTTAGTGACTTTTTTTTATTTATTTTTTTTACTTTTTTAGTGTACTGGTAGTCGTTTTTGCACTTCCAACATTATACTGGAAGCAAACTTGCATAGCAAAACACACTCCGCTTAATTTGTATAAGAGGGGTATTAAAATAATTGTTTACAACCCCCCGATGTTAAGACCTAAGAATATATGGCAGAAGCGGACTTATCCAAACAATACCGTAACTGGATGTTTACCTGGAACAACTTTACCGACGCTCAAGCGCCTGCGTCCTTTCCATATAAGTTCGTTGTGTGGCAGCACGAGAAAGCTTCAA